AACTCGCTTTGCAAGCCTTCTGTTACCATGCGATCTAGGGCTTCAACCATTGTGGTTTTATCATGCTCATAGCGTTGTGCAAACTCTTCACGTAGTTCTGCACGAATCGTCTCACGAGTTTCATTCATCTTGCTTTCCCATTCTTCCGAGATAGCTTGACGAGTGTCTTCGTTGACGAGATCGCTATCCAATAATGGTTTGATAGCATCTAGCATGCGATTCTCCTAAATCTTAAGATCTCTGATTAGACGAACTACTTCGCTTTTCAGATATCTTTGCACTTTGTTGTCTTCCCCAGCTTCCCTAGCCATTTCTAACACATTATGACCATACTTCATGTTCATAAGTCCTTCGTAAATAGCCTTAGGATACGCATTTGGCGCACTAGGTTGGGCAACTACATCGACAGTGACTATTTCAAAGTCACTGACATGTCCTGTAGCCGGGTCAACGTTTCCGCTACCACGACTGCTAACACCTAATTTTACTCCGTTTTGGAGCATGGTCTTGACAAGCTCTCCCATTGGAGTTGGGAGAATTTTTAGTTTGCCGTAACCATTTGGACCGTCCATCCACATTTTTTCAATTGTGTGACACACACGGTCAAGGTTAATTTTAAGGTCATCCGGGTGATCAACTTCACCTAGAACGCTGCCATCCTTGATTTGCTCGTTCAATGTTTCCACTGCTTTAGAGATTTCATTAACAGGATAGACACGCTCGTTAGCGTTCTTGACTCCACCTTGAATGCAGATGCCTTCCATGAAAAGATTCTTACCTTCGGCGTCTTCTTTCAGCACAATCTTTGCTGTGTCGAAGGTAAGATTTTCTTTTAGGTAAAGAGCCATACCTGGTTTCCTTTATTACTTTGTAACCGGCTTTGGAGCTGGCTTTAGATCTGGCTTGGTAGTACCGCCTTGATCTTTTGCTGATGGAGCTGTACGGCCCTTTTCATCAGTTGTGTCAGTGTGAACTGGCTTAGCATCCATGCCTTTAGCACCTGAATTAGCTGCTACAGGTCCTGATTTACCGTCGCCTTCTTCGCTTGTAACTGGCTTAGGAGCGGCTGTAAGATCAGCACCTTCTTCAAGTGCTTCACCTTCGTATACGCTGTCCATCATTTCCATTTCTTCAGCTTCTTCTTCGCCGTCCATTTCTGGTTCAGCTTCGTGATCTTCCATGTCGTGATCGCCGTCGCCATCTGCATCAAGGTCGCCCATTAGCTCTTCAAATTCTGCCATAAGTTCGTCTAGCTTGTCTTCAACATCTACTACACGATCTTCTAAATCTTGTTCGCCTTCGTCGGCATCATCGATCATATCGCCATCTTCTTCTTCAGCTTCTAGGCTAATACCTTCTTCTTCTGTTTCGATGTCGTCGATTAGGTCACCAGCTTCGCTGCCGCCTAGTTCTTCTTCGATGCTTTCTTCTACAGCTTCTTCTTCTGAAACTTCCTCAACTTCTTCGTCAAGGGCTTCTTCTTCAGCCATGATATTTTCATAGATATCGCGGCTCTTCTCAACTACGATTTCGTGGAAAAGCTCTGATGCTTTGTCCTGCTCGTCGTTGATTACATACTCAATAAGTTGTTCAAACTTGTTCATTAGAATCCTCCATGTAATGGCTCTGTAATATATTTACACAGTAGTGGATAAAAAGGTGGAATTAGGGGGTAAAATGGGTAGAAAACGAAGAATTTTTCTCGCTATACAAAAAATTCTTCCAAAAATCATTAAAGTGCAGGCTGAGCCGGAGGTGCGTACTGTTTTTTTACCTGTTTAATGTTTTCTTGGTACTCATACATTCTTACATCATTTAGCTGACGTAGTTTGTTAATCTGCTTTAATGTGAGTTTGGTTTTACGAAGATCGTGAAGTTGTAGCTGGCTGTTGTCATCTTCAACATCCTGGTATCCTTCTTTTGGACCTTCAAAAAATTCAAATAAGTTCATGATAATATTTATCCTGCAGGTGGTGTTTCTGGAGTAGGAGTAGGAGTTGCACCTGCTATACCTACATCAAGATCTGCACCTAGATCTCCTGCTTCTGCATCTGCTTCAACTGCGCCTGCTGTGTCAATATCGCCTTCGATATCTGCAGGACTAATACCTACACTACGAAGATCCTGTCCTGTGCTACCAGCCATTTCTGGATCGTCGGCTTCTTCTCTCCATAGTTCTGCGTTTTCTTGAATTTCTTCATCACTGAGACCTAGATATCGTTTCATCAAGAAACGCTTGCTCATATAAGGCAACTGTTCTAAACTGCCAAACGCTTGCATTCTGGTTGTATCCAGTTCTGCTTGACGATAACTGGCAAAGTTTTGTGGTGGTGCAAATTTGATATTGAACAAGCCACTATCAATGTTAAAGCCTCTCCAACGCATGAACATTTTAAATTCGTCATCAAGCTTTTGACAAATTTGCTTTTGTAGTCTTTGACAGTATTGATTAAAACGATACTCTTGTATAAGTGCTGTGCCTACACGTCCATCATTCATTGGCTGTGTGCTTTCGTCTGGGCCTGTGGGCAGGTAACTGCTAGGTACACGCAAACCACGGCACATCTTGTTGTTGAAGTATTTGAGATCGTCGATTTGCCCAAGATTTTCACCTCCTGGCAGTGTTTCTACTTTTGAACCTCTACCTTCTGCTGTTTGCGGAAAGAAGTAGTCTTCATTGATGCTCAGTGGATTGTAGCTAGAGTCAACCATGTTTTGACTTCCGCCACTTTGAGTTGGAATACGTCGCTGATGAATTTCATTTTTGACACGCTCAACAAACTGCATGGCAAGGTGACTGGGCATATTGCCCACATCAATATAGAACACACGACGTTCAGGAGCACGTTGCACACGATAGATCAGGATCGAATCTTCTAATAATTCTTTTTGCTTGAATACTTTGAAGATCATTTCAAGCACACTTTGTCCAAATGGCCAGTAGTAGTCAAGTCCTTCATTTAAACTTAAATGTACTACATGTTCTGCATCTACACAGGTTTCGTTTACACTCTGCTGAAAACGACTTTGACCAGTTTGCTCACCCGTCATTGGTGTAGTATAGTTGTAAGGAGCACTGTATCCGCCAGCAGGTGGATTGGTGCTGTAATCGTTTGTGGTTTTTGGAGCAATACTCAAGTTCTGGAAATTAGGATTAATATCCTGTATAACATACTGCTCTGGTCGTTTGCCTTCGTTTTCATTGACAATTACACGTCTAACTTTGGTCATGTCAACCCAGTACATTTCAAATGTTTCTGGATCACGAACAAACACTTGATCTCCGTACTTTAGTACATTGCGGAATAGTTTAAAAATTCTGTTTTCTAATTGATTTAGTTTGCACCACTGTTGCAGTTGCTTGCGAATAATTTCAACTTCGTGATCTGTGGGTTTTTCAGTGAAATCAACTTCAAATGGTGTACCGTTAGCAGGGTTGAGTTGTGTAGAAAATTCTGCTAGAATATCAAGACAGGCATTTACTTCACTGTCGCAGTCCATGTTTTCGTATTGATTATAACGTTCAACACGATTAGGGTGCCCTGAATAAACTTCTGGCAAGTTGCTTGCCCAGTTTCTAAATCCAAAATCAGCACCTGCACCAGTGCCATAGTTTGGTCCACGATTTGCGTTACCCGAAATAGGACTCATCTGTCCATTTTGATCAACTACTTTGAAATACTTTTTCCAACTCATAGAACTATTTATCGCTTATGCTGTGCTTGCTCTTAATAACTTTTTGCTAGTGTCTGCACCAGTGCGAGTGTTGCTTGCTACCTGTTGTAATAACTGATTCATGTTTTGCATCAGTGTTGCAAGCTCGCTGTTACTCTCACTGTTTTTAACTTCAACTGGAATGCTCTTTCCATCTGGTAGTGGCACCACTGCTTCTGTGCCATGCAACATAGCAGAATATCCTGTTTTTGGACCACTGGCTATTCCACCTTTAGCAAAACTCATTTTTTGTCGAGTATACATGTTACCAAACGAACCGTCTGCTCGAGCATAATTAAGGTTTTCGCCGGTGGTAACAGTTCTTTCCAACAAGTCTATTAACCGATCCTGCATTACACCACCAAAACTGGCTTTTACATAATGTTTTATTAGGTTGTTTTGAGCATCAAGCAAATATTCGTTGGCTCCGCCGCTGAATCCAAATTTAACAGCTTTGTTACCATCTGACATGAAAGATTTGTTAAAATTTTCTATCATGGCAGGAAAATCAAAACGTGTCCATTTTCCTAGTCTGTCGTAGAGAATTTTACCATGAGCACCAGCGAGTGAGTACATTCCGCCATAACCAAATATGTCCCGGGTGTCCTGTGTTATTCCAGCTCTACCAAAAGTTGCGCCTGATGTTAGTTCAATATTTTCACCTGGATCCATTTGTTGTATACGTGGAATCAGTGAATCGACTAGACTCTGAACACTGGATATTTTAGCTAGTGCTTGTTGAGTTTCTCGGGCAGTAAAAACATTTGCAGCAACTTCAGGAATTAC